AGCGCGTTCTATCGCGGCTGGAACGGCAGGATTAAGCGTTGCTGATGGCGATGGTGTTGCTGGCGATCCAACCATCTCACTTTCTGGCTTAGTGCTTAACTTAGCGCAGACCAGTGGCGTTGGATTGCTCACGCGTACCAGTGGCAGCAGCATTGGTGTGGTGACGCTCACAGGTACGGCCAGTGAGATTGATGTCACCAATGGGACAGGTGACGGTGCCAATCCCACGATTGGACTTGCTGATGATCCGATCCTGCCAGGCACGGGCGGGATGATTTTTCCCAAGGGCACGACTGTTGAACGTCTAAGCCCTGGCGTTGAGGGCGCCTTCCGTTACAACACGCAAACGGGCGCTTTTGAAGGCTATACAGCCGCTGGCTGGGGCACGATTCAGACAGGATCAGGGGTTGCGTCATTCAGTGCTGGCACGACAGGATTGACGCCATCCACTGCAACCATTGGCGCTATTGTTCTTGGTGGCACACTCATTTCAAGCAATGGCGGCACAGGCCTTGCGTCATATACAGCAGGCGATACGCTTTACTACGCTGCTGGCACAGCACTCTCAAAACTAGCCATCGGTGCTACATCACGCATCATGACGTCATCGGGATCTGCCCCACAGTGGACGGACCCGGCAACTATTACCGTGGGCACAGCAACTTCTGCCACCACAGCAACCAATCTCGCTGGCGGCACGGCCAATCAGATTGCTGTGCAGTCCAATGTCGGCACTACGACATTTATCACAGCACCCACGGTTGCAAGCACGGTCTTGTCATGGAATGGCGCAGCATTTACCTGGATTGCAGCAGCATCAGGGACCGTCACAGCAGTCACAGCATCAGCGCCACTAGCATCTTCAGGTGGTACGACGCCAGACATCAGTTTGGGCACGGTGACCACAGCTAATGGTGGCACAGGACTCACCACGTACACGGCTGGCGATCTACTGTATTACGCCACGGGCACAGCACTCAGTAAGCTTGGCATCGGCGCATCAACCTACATCCTGACATCTTCAGGCACAGCACCACAGTACACAGATCCTGCCACGATCACTGTGGGCACGGCAACCACAGCAGGCTCGGTGGCCAACTCAGTGACGTTTAACAGCACGGGTGGTGCATCACCTGGCACGACGTTTAATGGCTCAGTTGCCAGGACGATCGACTATAGCTCGGTGGGAGCACCCAAGGCTGATGGCACAGGCGCTTCAGGCACTTGGGGTATTAACATCAGTGGCAATGCTGCGACGGCTACTTCTGCAACATCAGCCACCACAGCAACCACAGCCACTAATGTTGCAGGTGGTGCTGCAGGCTCACTGGTTTATCAAACTGCAAGTGCAACAACATCAACATTAGCACTAGGAACTCAAGGTTATGTCCTTCGTGCTGGTGCTTCAGCCCCTGAGTGGGCAGTGATCGACGGAGGTACATTCTAATGCCAGCCACCAACTTTACGCCCATCCAGCTTTATAGAACCAACACGGCGTCCACCACGGCGCCTTCGGCTGGTAACTTAAATGCTGGTGAACTTGCCATCAATTACAACGATGGCGGGATGATTCTGTTTGCCAAGAACACCACGGGCAACGTCATTAAGTTGATGAACAACCCTGCCAACTTGCTATATCCCACGGCAGATGGCACTAATGGCCAAATTTTGACAACAAACGGCTCTGGCACTTTATCATTTCAAGATGCGCCAGCTTCGGGTGTATCTAAAGGCCAATCCATCGCTTTTGCTTTGATCTTCGGACTGTAAGGAGCCAATCGTGGCAAACCCAAATATCGTTAACGTCGCTGCCATATATGGCAATAGTTCCCAAACATCTTTGTCCACTACTAGTGCAACGCAGTTGGTAAATAATGCTGCTGCAAGTGGCAAGGTCTTCAAGATCAACAGCATTGTTGTAGCCAATGTGGATGGTTCGACTGCTGCTGACATTACGATCAACATTTATAGCGCGGCGGCATTAGGCGGTACAGCATTCCCAATTGCATCAACAATTTCAGTTCCGGCTGACGCTACGCTGATTGTGACTGATAAGACTACGTCTTTTTATCTGCTTGAAAACCAATCGATTGGTGCCACGGCAGGTACGGCAGGTGATCTTGTTGTTACAGCTAGCTGGGAAGAAATCAACTCGTAAGGGGTTATCTCATGGCAATGCGATACCCAGGTGGAGTGATTCCCACGGCACCAGTGCCTAGTGGACCTTACGAGAATAGTACCGCATCAGGGGTATGGTCGCTTGAATCTCAACTGAGATTTAAGGCTGCTGGCAATTGGCCTACTGCTGGCAATGTTGCACAAGCTTTATGGAGTTGGGGTGGCAATGGCTCGGGTCAACTAGGCCTCAATAATGGTTACGGCAAATCTTCTCCGGTTCAAGTTGGCGCATTAACTAATTGGTCACAAATAGCTGGTGGTAGGTACAACTCTGTAGCTATTAAGACAGATGGTACGTTATGGTCTTGGGGAGCTAACACTAATGGTCAACTAGGCCTAAATAATAGAGTTAATTGTTCCTCACCTGTACAAGTTGGTGCTTTAACGACTTGGTCTCAAATAACTGGCGGTCGAGATAATTCTTTAGCCATCAAAACGGATGGTACTTTATGGGCATGGGGACTTAATCGTTATGGCCAACTAGGTCTAAATGATCTTGTTGACCGTTCTTCTCCAGTTCAAATTGGAGCATTAACAACTTGGTCAAAAATAACCGGGGGTCGAGATCATTCTGTAGCCATCAAAACTGATGGTACTTTATGGTCTTGGGGACTTAACGCCAGTGGTCAATTAGGTCAAAATAATAGAACTTATTTTTCCTCTCCTGTACAGGTTGGGGCATTAACCACTTGGACGCAAGTTTCTGCTGGTTTATATCATTCTGTAGCCATCAAAACTGATGGTACTTTATGGTCTTGGGGCGATAATAGCTTTGGTCAACTAGGTCAAAATGATGTTGTTAGACGTTCCTCACCTGTACAAGTTGGTGCTTTAACGACTTGGTCTCAAATAGCTGCTGGCGGCAATAATTCTTTAGCCATCAAAACGGATGGTACTTTATGGGCATGGGGCAGAAACTTTGGTGGAAGTTTAGGTCTAAATAATATTGCTGACTGTTCATCTCCTGTACAAGTTGGTGCGTTAACAACATGGTCGAAAATAGGTGCTGGTAATAACTTTTCCTTAGCGATTAAAACTGATGGAACTCTATGGTCTTGGGGGCAAAACGCCGCTGGACAACTAGGTCTAAATGATTCAGGTATTTATAGATCTTCACCCGTACAGGTTGGCGCTTTAACCACTTGGATAAAAGTGGCTAAATTGACAGGGGCAAACTTTTCACTCGCCATCAAATCCTAATGAAAAAACATCTTCACTTTCTTGCTGGCGTACCGCGTTCTGGATCAACCGTGCTGGCGGCGATACTCAATCAAAATCCCATGACGCATGTGTCTACAACGTCTGGACTTGGTGCAGCCTTGGATGGATTGGCGACAGCATGGCATCAGAACAATTTGCTGGTAGACAATGATCCTGAGAGAAAAAAGCTAGCCCATACCATGCGTGGTGTGATTGATGCGTTTTACGAAACTACAGACAAGCCTGTTGTTATTGACAAGGCTCGCAATTGGCCCATCCCAGTCATCATGCACGCGATGGCTCAAGTGTTAGGGCATAAGCCAAAGATCATTGCCACGGTACGTTCCATCCCAGATTGCATGGCCTCGTTTGTTCGCGTGGCAAAGCCTGAAGACTTAGATGATTTTGTCATTAATGGCTCACTGGCTAACCACTTAAAAACGTCTTATCTCACCCTGCAACAAGGCTTTCAATACGATCCTAAATCGTTTTTGTTTGTTGAGTACGAAGACCTGTTAGCCGACCCCAAAACTCAATTATCACGGATTCATGCGTTTCTTGACCTGCCTGACTTTGAATACGATTACAGCAATATTGATGGCTCAAGCGTCAAAGAAGATGATGAAAACTTGCACGGCTACGCTGGTCTACATGACATCAAACCCGTGCTTGAACGTCAGCACAATGAAAGTCCTCAAGACGTACTGAAGCATCACTACCCACAGTTTTGCCAGCCTGAATTTTGGCTTGAAAGACCGCGAACTACACCACCCTTGCATGACCTAGATCTTCAACTGGCAGCATCCACAATGGGTGATTTTGCTGAAGGCTGGCGTCTTTGTCAGAAGCTTGAGAAAGAAGAGCCTGAGAACCATCGTGCAGCGTTTAATCGTGGGTGGTACTTGCTGCGCCAGGGTGAAATTCAAAAGGGCTACCAGCTATTAGACCGTGGCCGTATTGTTGGTGTCTTTGGTGACAGAAAGCCCAATGTGCCTACCAAGCCTTGGGATGGCAAGTCCAAGGGCATTGTCATGCTGTACCTTGAAGGCGGCTTAGGCGATCAGATTCACCAGATACGTTATGCCAAGCTCATTGCTGATCGCGGCTGCAAAGTCATTGTGTCATGCAGTGGTCCGCTAGCATCACTATTTGTCGGCGTAGAAGGTGTCAGTGCCGTGCTTCAGCATGAAGCAGCCTTTGGTGTGTACCACGACTTTTACGTGAGTGGCATGTCAGCCGTTGTGCCACTTGGACTGGAGTTTGAAGATTTATCTGGCAAGCCTTATTTGCCAAAGCCTAGGGCCATAAAAGGTCGCAGAAGGATTGGCTTGCGCTGGCAGGGCAACAGTAAGTTTGAGGCCGAGCATCACAAGAAGTTTCCATACCACTTGATGTTTGATGCAGTCAAAGATGCAGATGCTGAGTTTATCTCTCTGCAACGCGATGAAGGCGTAGAAGATCGGCCTTCTTGGGTACGTGAAGTGCCTTTGAATACTTGGGAAGATACAAAGCAAGCAGTTGCATCTTGCGATCTTGTGATCTCGTCTTGTACGTCAGTCAGCCATTTATCGGCTGCTATGGGCGTGGAAACTTGGGTTGTCATACCCGTGATGCCTTACTTCTTGTACGCTCTTGATGGCGATACTTGCCCGTACTACGATTCAATGCGTCTGATGCGCCAAGAAGTTTTTGGTGATTGGACTGCGCCATTTGAAAAAATCAAAGAGCGACTTGTTGAAAAGCAAGCTTTGCGGAGAGTCAAATGAGTCAGCAATATCCTGGTGGCTTTATTACCAAATCGCCCCCGGCGGTTGTTGGCCCTACAGGAAGTCCTCCTGAAGGTGGCTCTGCACCAGGAGTATGGACGCTTGATCAAGCATTGGCTTATGTAAAGCAAGGGTTGTGGCCGAAACCAATTATTGACAAACAACTTTGGTCTTGGGGTACTAACACCAATGGTCAACTGGGCTTAAATGATACTGTTCTCCGCTCATCCCCAGTACAAGTTGGATCTGAAGCGACTTGGTCAAATATAGCTGGTGGTAATAGCTTCTCCTTAGCGATTAAAACTAATGGAACTCTATGGTCTTGGGGTAGTAACAACATTGGCGAATTAGGTCTAAATGATCGTGTTAATCGTTCCTCTCCTGTACAAGTTGGTGCTTTAACAAATTGGTCACAAGTATCTGCTGGGATCATTAACTCTTTAGCTATTAAAACTGATGGAACTTTATGGTCATGGGGTTATAACAACGTAGGCACATTGGGCTTAAATGACCGTGTTTATCGTTCTTCTCCAGTACAAGTTGGAGCATTAACAACTTGGGCAAAAATAGCTAGTGGTAGCAATCACTCTTTAGCCATTAAAACAGACGGAACCTTATGGTCTTGGGGGTTAAACCAAGAAGGCCAATTAGGCCTAAATAATATTGCTAATCGTTCCTCACCAGTTCAAGTTGGTGCTTTAACAGCGTGGTCACAAGTAGCTGCTGCGTCGTATGCTTCTGTAGCCATTAAAACTGATGGTACTTTATGGTCTTGGGGGCAAAATGATAATGGGCAATTAGGTCTAAATGATCGTGTTTCTCGTTCATCTCCCGTACAAGTTGGTGCTTTAACTAACTGGTCACAAATATCTGGTGGTGCCAATACTCACTTTTTAGCCATTAAAACAGACGGAACCTTATGGTCTTGGGGCCGAAACAACATTGGTCAATTAGGTCTAAATGATCGTGTTAATCGTTCCTCTCCCGTACAAGTTGGCGCTTTAACGACTTGGTCACAAATAGCTGGTAGTAATCGCTTCTCTTTGGCGATTAAAACTGACGGTACATTATGGTCTTGGGGCAATAACACTGAAGGTCAGTTAGGCTTTAATGATCTTGTTTATCGTTCTTCACCTGTACAAGTTGGCGCATTAATAACTTGGCTAAGATTACCTAAAATATCAAGCTCAAACTTTTCATTAGCCATTAAATCCTAATTAAAAGGAAACTATCATGTTGTTTGTAAGAATTATCAACAACGAAGTTAAACAGGTGTGGGATACGCAGCCACCAGCAGGTGAGTCAGGATGGAAGTCTGCTATTGAAGTGCGTCCAGCCATTATCCCAAACCGTCAGTATTACACGGGCCATACCTTTGACTTGAGCAAAGATCCTGTGGAGATTGTTTACGGTGTGGAAGACATCTCTGTGGAAGGCCGCAAGGATGCGCTTAAAAACTTAGCCAAGTCAGAGTTTCAGAAAGTTGTGCAAGAAGAAACTCGCAAACAGACTGACGAGTATCCAGAAACACAATATGATGCTGCCGTTGTTGAAGCAGCGCGTTTGGCATTTGAAGCGCGATTTGCACAAATTGATGCTGTTACCACGCACGACGAGTTAGACGCTCTGTGAAGTCTTTGTTTTTCAGTTATGACATGGCAGTAGACAAGGCGTACATCATACGCATTCGAGGCCATGAAGTTTCTGAGCGTAAAGCCAAACAAGCTGCTGCATCATGTGATGCTGTAGGTATGCCTTATGCGTTTTGGGATGCTTATAACGGATTAGAAGGCTCAATCAAACTTCCCAGCCACCACAGCCAAGTGATGAATCTGGTAAAGGTGACGGACCATTACTTAACCCGTGGTGAAG